GCCGCCAGTGCGTCCACCTTCACGGTCACATCGCCTTTGTACTCCATGAGCATGTTGTAAATCTGTGCCGCGGCGTACACATCGCCGCCAGGTGAATTGATCCACACGGTGATGTTACCGCTCCCGGCATTCAGCTCCTTTGCGAACAGGGCGGGCGTCACTTCATCCCCGTACCACGTCTCATCCGAAATCTCACCGTTCAGCACGAGGGTGCGCTCTTCCTCCCCTCCCGCGTCATTTTTGATCCAGTTCCAGAACTTCCTTTTCATTCCTGCTAACCTCGCTTTCTGCATAGAAAAAACAGGCAGAACATACCCGCCTGTTTCTATATCTTTATTCCTTCTGTGACTCCCCCGGAATTCTCCCGAAAAGTCCTGCGTCCTTTAATCGGCATAGGTTCCCGTTGGTGAGGAAGTATTCACCACCCTCCTCCACGGGTATCAAATCCATGCTTTCCAGCCGCCGTATATCATTCGGACACATAAACCCGTTCTGAATGCCGATGGAGTAGCCTTTCATCCTGCTTTCATAATCGCCTCGCAGCAGGCCGTCCACGTTCATCTTCACGAAATACTCTTTCTTCTCCTGCGGAAGGAACAATGCTTTCTGTATGGACTGCTCCCACCGGATCACCCACGGGTCTAAGGTATATTTCACGAATTCCAAGGACTGCTGCTCAATGTTACTAAAGCTGCTCTTGTCAAGGTCGCCCACCATGTGCGGCGGGATGCGGTACAGCCGCGCGATCTCGTCTATCTGGAACTTCCGTGTTTCCAAAAACTGTGCTTCCTCCGGGGGAATCCCGATCTGCTGGTACTTCATGCCCTCCTCCAAAACGGCGACCTTCCCGGCATTCTTCGAGCCGCCGTAAACGGAATGCCAGCTCTCCCTTACCTTCGCCGGGTCTTTCAATACGCCCGGATGCTCCAGCACCCCGCCCGGCGTGGCCCCGTTCTCGAAAAAGGATGCGCCGTATTCCTCGCAGGCCAGCGTCATGCCCACTGCATTCTTTGCCATAGCAATGGGTGAATACCCCACCAGCCCGTCAAAGCCAAGCCCCGGTATGTGCAGCACATCCTCCGGCTTAAGGCGCACACGCCCGTATTCATTAAAATTCGGGTTCTCATCAGTGTTCCGGGTGTAAGTGTAGAAAAGCTGACCATGCTCATCACGGTCAACCTCCATCTTGTCCGGCAAAAGCGGGTATAAGGAAAGCACCCTGCCGTTCCCGTCACGAATGACCTGTGCGTAGGCATTGCCCCAGATCAGAAGGTGGCTCATCAGCGTCTCCCGGAACACGAAGGAAGTCATCTCCGGGTTCGGCTCGTCATGGAGCAGATAATAGAGCGGATGGTCATACACACGCTCCTTCCCGGTTTCCGTATAGCGGTACACATGGATTGGCAAAGACGCAACCGCCTCCGCCAGTATCCGCACACAGGAATAGACCGCCGTGGTCTGCATGGCCGTCCGCTCATTCACATTTTTTCCGCTGGTGCTTCTCCCAAAGAAAAAGGAATAAGCCGAACCGCCGTAGCTGTCCTTTGGCTTATCCCTTGCACCCCTCATTCCAAAAATGGATGGTAGTCTCATAGGCACCTCCTTAAAAACAGGCAAAAAGAAAGCACCTCCGAAGAGATGCTGCCTGAAATAAAAATCTGCTTTTACGATTTCCTTTTCTTGAATTTTTCTTTTGCATATTCATAGGATTCCTGAATATATGGCTTTAATTCCTCAAATAACTGTTCCGTGGGATTCAGCGCACATATCCACCCCATCCATGCATACACCGGATGCGGGAGGATTTCTCCAGCGGCGGAAAAATCATAATCCATGTCAACGATCCCGCCTTTGCCCGGACGCCCCGGTATCTTACCGAACAGCTTAATGAACGTATTCTTCCTTACACCGATATTCACCCGGTAAATATCTTCTCTGTTCAGCCTTGAACTCTTGTCATTGTCCCCGTCCTTTTCCTTTACTGTCAGGACATAGACACCGCGTTTCAGGAGGTTTCCGGGATTATAGAATATCCCCTTCTCTCCCCAACTGCTGACCATGACCGTCCCTTCTAAATTATCAAGGCAATACTGCAAAATTTCATCTGGCTTCATCATCCTGTACCTCACCGGCTCCTTTTTCCGTGTCCAGTATAACATAAAATCTACCATCCTAAAAGGACAAAATCCCCCTCTCGTCATACACGCTGCCCGTGCTGTTGCCTCCGTTCCGTATCGCACGGTCAAGCCCCATGATGGTGGCGACAGCGCCGTCAATCTTCTCCGTGGACTTCTCCTTGTCCGGCTTGATGTTCCCCGCCGGGTCCGTGCGGACGAAGATGTTATCCATCATCCACCGCAGGACGGGATGCCCGCCGTGGGCGATGTTCTTCTCCAGCACCAGCTCCATCAGCCGCTTGGTGGGCGGCGACATATCCTTAAAGCCCTGCCCGAAGGGAACCACGGTAAAGCCAAGCCCCTCAAGGTTCTGCACCATCTGCACCGCTCCCCACCTGTCGAATGCGATCTCCTTGATGTGGAACTTCCTGCCGAGGTCATCAATGAAATTCTCAATAAAGCCATAATGGATCACGTTCCCTTCCGTGGTCTGCAGGAATCCCTGCCTCTCCCACACGTCATACGGCACATGGTCACGCCGCACACGCAGGCGCATATTTTCTTCCGGTATCCAGAAGTACGGAAGTAAAATATATTTTTCCGTGTCATTTCTCGGAGGGAATACCAAAACAAAAGCGGTGATGTCAATGGAACTGGATAAATCCAAGCCTCCGTAACATTCCCGCCCCAGCACTTCCCGCTCATCCACGGGGAAGGCGCAGGCATCCCATTTCTCCATCTGCATCCACCTTGTGGACTGCTTCACCCACTGGTTTAATCTGAGCTGCCGGAAAATATTTTCCTCTGCGGGATTATCCTTTGCACTCAGATACGCATTCCGCACCTTCTCGATGTCAATGGTATGCCCCAGCGAGGGGTTCGCTTTCCTCCACACATCCTCCGATGACCAGTCCGCATCATCGGACGCGCCATAGATAACGGGATAGAAGGTGGGGTCAACCTTCCTCCCCTGCAGGATGTCCTCCGCTTTCTGGTGCTGCTCGAAACAGACGGAATGGCGGTCTGTGCCTGCGGTGGTGATGAGGAAGAATAATGGCTGCGTCCTCGCATCGCCGGAGCCTTTGGTCATGACATCGAACAGCTCCCGGTTCGGCTGGCTGTGCAGTTCGTCAAATATGACCGCATGGACGTTCAGGCCATGCTTGGTGTAGGCTTCCGCTGATAATACCTGATAGAAACTGTTGGTGGGTTTATACACCAGCCGCTTTACCGACATGACGGGCTTTATCCTCTTTTTCAGTGCGGGGCACTGCTCCACCATATCCACCGCCACGTCAAAGACAATGGATGCCTGCTGGCGGTCAGAGGCACAACCGTAGACCTCCGCGCCCCACTCATTATCGCCGCAGGTCATGTACAGAGCCACGCCTGCCGCCAGTTCCGATTTCCCGTTTTTCTTCGGAATCTCCACATAGGCAGTGTTGTACTGCCGGTACCCGTTCTCCTTCACCGTGCCGAACACATCCCGGATGATGGCCTCCTGCCACGGGAGCAGGTCAAAGGGCTGCCCCCGCCACTTCCCCTTGGTATGTTTCAGGCAGTTGATGAAGTCTACCGTCCGTTTCGCCTTTCCCTCGTCAAACACTATCCCCCGCCTCCCTTAAAGAGCAAAAGCTCCATTGCATCGCTTTCCTTGTCCTCGCCGCCCTCCGCCACGATGCGGCTCCGGGAGGAAGGGGTAAGGCCGAACTGCTCGCAGAAACGGTTCATGATCTTAAGGTAGGTCTGTGCGATGGACACCTGCGGGACCTGCTGCCAGTAGCCGGAGGGCGTCTTTACGATGGTGCCGTGCTGGGTGATGAATTCCTCCGCCTCTTTCCATCTGGCGTATGCCTGGCAGTACCCGGCAAATGCCGCCATGTCTATTTCCGTAAGGATGCCCAGCTTTTCCATCTGCCCCGCCATCCGCTTCCATTCTTTTTTCGCCTCGCCCTCCAGCCATGCCGGACAGCGGGGCGCTTTCTTCTCCGGCTTCGGCTCGCCCGTGTTCAGGCTCCGCTTGCCGGGGTTGCCCTCCAGCGCCTTGACCGCCGTGGGCTTGGGTTTCCTTCCGCTCTGCACTTTTGCCGCCTCCTTCCCCTTAAATTTACGCAGCAGAAAAGGGCTCCCGGAGGAACCCTTTCCCGCTGCTATGTATGTGCTTTTATCTGACCATTATCTTATGGCCCATGACCGTTTTTATCTCTTTTGCGGAAAAATTCCTCGCGTCGCTGTCCGCCCTCGGCTTTACGTTTGCAATGGCTTCCTCCGCGTCCTTCCCCACCGAAAGCATCTGCCTCGGTAACAAATCTGAAAATGTGTAGTTCCATTCGTAGTAATCCACCCTGTATAGTTTCATCCTCTTTCCCTCCTCTGCCTTTATCCCTGTTCCGGGAGCGCGTCCGCCGCTGCCCTCGCCGCTGTCAGTGCGTTCTCTTCATAAAAATATGGGTCTATGCTTTTGGAAACCTCCGCACCGTCTCTGCCGTAAATGCGGAAACCGTACCCAAGCGCCTCATCATCCCATTCTGTCCGCAATTCATATCCGTTGTAAATTTCCTTCATCGTGTTTTTCCCTCCTTAGTTGTATTCCATGATCAGGATCGCCAGCGCCGCTTTTGTCGCGTCATCCTCCGGCTCGCAGTCCCATCCCCTGTCATAGCAGCAGGTGGTCTTCCCGTCTATCTTTATGGCCAGTTTGGAAATCCTCCCGCCGTCAATCCCGTACCTGCTTCCTTCCTCATAATGCTTTACCGTATAGCTGCAGGCTGTCATCCTTCCGTCCTGCGGTATCCCGATTACCCCTTTTCTTACCATCCTTTTTCCCTCCGTTTTCCTTTTGTTAGACACATGTTACCTCTGAACGCAGGTATTATCCACTTATATCTGCTTCATAAATGTACCAGAGATAACAGCCGGGGATTGTGTACATTATGGCGGAGGGCTTATGCCTCTTCCGCCTCCATCCTGATCGCCGGGATGACCGCCCGCTCCTGTGTCTGCCAGTCCGTGTAGTTTGCCTTTACCTCGGTCAGCCCCGCCATCCGGAAGCCGTGCTTTTCGAATTCCGCAAGGGTCGGTATCAGGCTTGAAAAGGTGCTGCTGATGGTGAATTCGCTGATGCCGTTCTCCTTAAGCGCCCTTGTGATCTCCGGGATGTCGTTGTCCCATATGGTCTCGCCAAAATCAATGCTGTCATTGCCCGCCGTGATGCTGTTCCGGTATGCCCAGAACAGTGTGGGGTTGATCCCCCAATCCTTAAGGCTTGCTGCCTGCTCTGCAATGGCCCTCTCAAAAAGTTCAATTTTTTTCATGGTTTGTGCCCTCCGTTTTTTCGTATTTTCCCTTTCGGCAGTACACATGTTACCTCTGAAAGCGCACATTATCCACTCATATCTGCACCATAAATGTGACAAAGATATGGGTGGATAACTGTGCATAATATGGCGGATTATGAGAACTCCACCATATGTAAGGTTTTGCAGATGCGCTTATAATCCCCGTGCTTTAACGCTTCCCTGCCGCTGTGCCTGACCTTCCGGTTCAGATATTTCTTATTCAGGGAAATACCATGGCGCAGCTCTCCCCTCATGCTGTAGGAGCCATTGCCCCGCTGCCAGCAGTTGCGCTTCTGGTGCGCATTCCCCGGCATCCTTTCCTGCATTGCCATGTCCGTCCACCCCCTTTCCGATTCCAGCATTTATTTTCTGACCACACCGCGTGTCCTGACCTCATAGGCCGCCCCGATACGCTTCCCATTGTAATCCTCGCAGCTCACGAATCCCTCGCCGTACATTCCAGAATTGATGTTGATGTTCCCGCACTGCTGTATCTCATCCACTCCTTCCGGGTGGTAATAGACCGGGTACTGGCAGTTGTTGCCGATACCGTAGGCGTGGGTGACGGTGTTCCCTATGCTCATCCTGTAATATTCCAGATAAGCGCCGAGTTTCTTTTTCAGCAGGTGCATCTGCACCCTGTCCGTCCCCCATTCATAGCGTACTATTTCTTCCACGTTGAGGGCATCCATGAACTCCCCGACTGCCGCCGCCATCGTCTCCTGCATTGTGTCGTCATATACAATCCTCATGCCGCATCCCCCCTCCTATCAGTACACAAGGGCACTCACGCATCCCCGTCTGTCACGGACATCCGCCTCTTTGCACCGGAATCCCAGCAGTTCCTGAACCTCCATCTCCACGGCATATTCCGGGTTCCCCGGATGGCCTTTGGGTTTCATCTCCCCCGCCAGTATCTTTTCCGCATCCTGCGCCGTAAGGTCAACGTATCCTGACGGCGTCATGAAATGAAACTCTTTCCTATGGGAAACATAGCGCCGGAGCAGCTCCCCCACGGTCACCTCCCCGTCCCCGATTTTCACCGCATGGTCTTCCCCGAATATCACCGCAAGGCTACTTCCGTTCTGCCAGTCAACGTGGATACTGCCGGAATCGTCAATGCCCGTCACCACACCACGCAGTCCGGGCGGCATCTCCCTGTAGGGGTCATCCATCTTTACCAGCTCCACCCTGCACCCCGGCGGGTATTCCGCCCGCAGGGCTTCCAGTTCCTCTTTTTTAATATAAATACCCATTCCGCATATCTCCTTCCGTAGATTCCGGCAGGGAGGGAAGCGCCGCCTCCCCGCCCCTGCTGTTTCTTACTGTTCTGTGTCAAAACTCTGGTTCACCTGCCCAATCAGGATGGCATCCGCAACCGCCTCTGCCATGTCCGTTCCCTGCTCTCCTGCCGTTTCCTCTGCGGGTGCCTGTTCCTGCTGCTTTGCCGCCTCCCGCTCGTTCCGGCGGGCTTCCTGCCACCTCTGCTTATTCTCATCCGTGCGGAAAGCGGAATTCCCTTTCAGCTTTTTCATCAGAAGGTCCCGTATCTCTTTCCCCTCTGCGCCGCCAAAGCCGAGGCGCAGGAGCCATATCCTCATGTAGTATTTCTCGTTTTCCTCGATGGTCTCCTTGGGGCTGATGCGTTTCTGCTCCTTTGCCTGCCGCACCATCGCCGCCGTAAGGTGCGTGAATGCCTTTATCATGTCGGGATCGTCCGCCGTGGGAAGGGTGAAGGTGGCGTTCCCGCCCTGAAAGCTGATACCCCTGCACCCCTCCGCATGGCTCTGGAATGTCTGCAGGAAAGTCTCCGCATCGGGAATCTCCGTGCTGCCCAGCCCCTCCACCAATGCTGTCGGAACCCGGAAAACATCTTCCGCAAAGGCGCGGTTTATGAGGTACTGTTTGCTGCGGGTCAGGAATACCAGGTTCTTAAGCCCCTCCGCGCTCATGCCCTCCACCGGGAGGCTGACCGTTGTTTCATCCACCTCCGTGTGGGGCGTTTCGATAAGGCCCTGCTCCAAAAGCCCTGCCCTTACCAGCTCCGCCGTCTTTTCATCCTCCGTCTCCACCGCGCCGCTCCTGTCGATGGTGCAGTTCCCGATCTGGTAGCTGCAGGTAGGAACCCCCATGTACTTTGAGGGCTGCCCTAAAATCCCGCTGACTGCCTTTACCACATCTTTCCTGTTTGCTGCATTCGTCTCAATCCTCATCCTTTTTTCCTCCATTTTCGTGTTTTCCCTTTCGGTATTACATTAATCACTCTGAATGGGGATAAAAGCAACATAAATGTCAGAATAAATGTCACAATAAAAATTCCGGGAACTGTGCATAGTACACAATGCCGCAAAGCACGAAATACACGTTCGGCAGGGCGCACCCATTCCCCCACATACGGTACTCCGCCGAATCGGAATGGGGGTCTTTCAGCCATTTCCGAATCTGGCTGTCGGACTTAGGTCTGCCGGAAGTCCCCATTATTTTACGGTGGGTCTCGAACACCTCCCGCCAGAATATCATTTCTTCCTCTGTGGGGTTCTCCGTGCCGAGGCCGTCACACCACCAGTCCGGGAACCCCTGCAGCCTCGCGCATTCCGTAGGGGTCAGCCTGCGGACGATATAGTCCGGCTCTACGATATGGTAGTCGCCGCTGAACGCCTCCTGGTTGCCGAGCCACTGCTTGGAGCCCATGCTCGCAGAGATCGTGCCGAATATATCCTTACCCGATGCCGTCCGCACATCATTTATTACCGGCGGGTCCTTATAAT